TTGTTTTTTGGTTTTAGTCAACCTATTTTCAAAGTTTTTTACAATTTCTCCTGAATATTCGTTAGCTTTAAGTTGAATGCTATGATCAGTATTATCCCAAAGCTCATTCATAAGAAAACTATTTTCGAAATTTTTATGTTTAATGTATGTTTGTTTTTTTTCTTTTTGTATTCTTCTAAGGAAAGCATTCCAAGCAATTTGAGTAAAATATGCAAAGGGATTATTCGTTTTGTCTGGATTAAAATTATCAATCGCTGCTACACAATCAATAATTCCATCTGAAATCATATCTTGTTTATATGTATAACCTGAAAAATTTGGTTTCTTTGCTAGATTGTTGCATATTAAAATAATAGATTCACCTATATATTTTGGCGCTTGTGGTGGTGTTTTTTCTTCTTTAATGGCTTGATCGACTTCATTTTTATGTTTAATCATCGCGCCATATAGAGTTTTGTTATTAATATAATTATTTTTTTTTCTTTTCATTATTTTTTCCTTGACTTTTCTCAAAAAGGTAGTATAATCATTTATGTCGTTTTGAAACTAATAGAATTAGAGGTTAAGGTTGACTTCATATAAACGATATTCAAATTTCTCTTCATTGTATATCTTAATCCTTTCCATAAAGTGTAACAACGTAAAGTTCTTCTTCTGTTTCCATGTCATATTATCAGCAATATCGAAAAGTGTAGCTTTATCTTTAGTATCAGATTTTCTAAGTCCACGACCAATAGACTGTAAGTTTCTAACGCGAGACTTTGAAGGCGAAGCAAATATGACATTATGTAAGTTTTTAATATTAATTCCTGTAGAGTACGTTCCGTAAGATGCTATAATTATAGCATCATTCATTTCTTCTACTATTTGACGAATATCGTTTCTTTCATTACCATCTACACCACCATGAACGAAAAATACTTTTCTATCTTTACATTCTTTAGAAATAATATCATAAAGTAATTTGCCATGTTTTTCTACATATTGAAATAAAAGAAGTGTATTACCTTCTAATGAAAGAGTAAGATTTTTAATAAAGTTATTTCTAGCTTGTAATCCAACAATATAATCCATTTCTGCTTGATAATCTGCAGAACGAGAAATCATTTTCTTTACTTCATCAGGATAATTTAAAACAATTGCTTTGATTTTAAAATCAGCTAGATGTTTTTCATCTATAAGTTTTGAAGTAGTAGTTACTTTTCTAACTGCTCCGAATAGACCTTCAAGAACTAATTTATTTGTTTGTGTACCATCTAAAGTTCCGGTAAAACCAAATCTATATTTACAATTTTCTAACTTAGTCATGATTGATGTTAATGATTTAGCTTTAAATAAATGAGCTTCATCACCAATTACAACATCAAAATTATCAAAATATTCTCTAGGTAATTTATGGATTGATTGCCATGTTGAAATTGTTACTTGTTTGTCTGTTTGTTTATCTTGACCGCCATAAATTTTATGAACATTAGATTCACTATCGAAACCATAGTCTGCAAAGTCAGAAGTAAGCTGGCTAACCAATGTAGTTGTTGGTACAATAATAAGTGTGCGTTTATTATAATATCTCATAAGAAGATAAATTATAAAAGATTTACCAGAAGCAGTAGGGGAAAGTAAAAGAGATCTACGTTCTCGAACAGCATGAACAAAAGCTTCTAACTGGTAATCTCTTGGCTGAAATGGAAGTTTTAATGATTCAATATATTGTTTAGCTTCATAAAGAGAAAATTCTTCAGAACTTAAATCACAGTCATATTCAATCTCGTAATTTCTAGATTTACAAAATTCTTCTACATATTTAATTAAACCAATATAAAGCGTTTGTGTTAACAAAGAATAAAGTCTGATTTTTCCATCCCAAATTTTATTCCTAACTGCTGGCATAAATTTAGCGCCTGGAACTTCGAAAGTGAAAAAATCATTTAACTCTTGTGCGATAGAAGGTTCACAAAGAATTTTCAAATAAACTTCATTTATTTTTGTTATTGTTAGTTTATCCATTAACCACCACTAATAAATTTCTGAAAATCTATTGCTGCTTTTACATTATATCCTCTATTCATAAGAGTTCTAATAATCGATTCTAGCAGTTCTATTTTTTCTTGTTGTAAACCAATTTTAAGGGAAAGTTTAATAATATCATTATCAGCATCTATATACATTGGAATATCAGCTTTAAGTATCAAACCTTTTGCTGGTAATTTCCAACCTAATTTTTCTGTTTCTTCGTTTGGGCCTTGAGTAAAAAATTCATATTTATCTAGTTTTAATTTTTTCATTTCTGCTTCTTGTGATTTAAGAAGCAGCCTTTCGCTTGACAATATCTGATAATATTTATGATGAAGTTTAGCTATCTTAATAGCTTCATTACCTAATTCGGTAATATCTATCTCTGCGTCTTTTTTCCACTGATTATATATTTCTTCTAATTTCATGCATAATCTCCTTCAAATATTAATATTATATTATACTAATAATTGAAGTAAAAGTCAAGTGTTAAATGTTAGTAATTGTATAATAAGTGTATTTAAATGTAACAGAAGCTGTTATATAATTAACGCTTTCATCAACTGTATTGAAAACCAAATCACTTAATGATACTGGGTAACTGTCAATGAATGTTATTTCATAATTTGACATTTTTGCACTCGATAATATAAATAAAGATATATCTGAATAAATTCCATCACCAGTCCAAGATACTTTATCTTGAATTTCTTTATACTGATTAAAGTTTTCAGGTTTACCTAAAGCTTTAATCCAGTTATGTATTTCAAGATAATTTTGTAAATCTTCATCTACAGCAAATGTTAATTGCAAATCACCAAAAGTTAAGTGTTCTCCAGGATAAGGAATTTTAACAAATGGGTTATTTGTTTCTGGACTTTGAAGTACAATTGATGGTATATTAACCTTTTGTGCGAAAAAGTTAACATGCGGTGCTTTCTTAATTAAAAATTTAAACCCTAGAGGGGAAAGAAAGTTTTTATTTACAGGTGTATTATCTATTGCTCCAGTCATTGTTGTGCTCTCGCTATCATTTTATCCGGATGATGTTCACCTTCTATTTTTTCACCACCATTATAATATTTTACTTCTGCATGAACGTGAGGTATACCATGTTTATCAGCATAAGCAACCCTATGGTTTCCCTCAACAATGTAAGCTTGTCCTTTATGATTTACGCCAATTAATATTGGGTGATCTTCACTTTTGAAGTTATCTGGATGTCCTACTTCATCTTCAAGACTTTTAAGTTTACTTCCTGCTGCTCTATATCTCTCTTCACCCATAGCACCTGGAAGTGTACGTAAATAAGAAGTTGGCAGTTTTAGATTTTTATTAAAATAACCAGTAGTAGAACCAGTTATACCTCTTGAAGAAGCAGTTTCTTTTGGACCACCCTTCATTTTTTCTTCTGCATCTGCTTGTTTATTCTTTAGCCAATTACCGCCAGGATTATCCTGACGAAATTGTATTTCTGAATTTTCTTTAATGAATGTTTTAAAAGATAGCATAATAGACCTCATAGACCTCAACCATTTTATCTATTTATATAAAAAAAGAGAAATCTAATAATCGTCTAAATTAATATGCATAACTTTAATTTTTTTATTTCTATTAGCTATTGCGGCAGCTACAACCATTATTTTTCCTATTTTATTTCAATGATTTTATAGATTTAATTTTTTTAATTTTTCGGATAGGTTTGTTACCATTTGGAATTTTACTGACTTTGAATGTAGATTCAAATAAATTTTTTCTTGGTTTAACAATTTGCATCGATAAGTTTTTTCTTTTCATAATTATCTCCTTTTCATCTATTTATATAAAAAAAGAAAAATCTAATAATCGTCTAAATTAATATGCATAACTTTAATTTTTTTATTTCTATTAGCTATTGCGGCAGCTACAGTGTGATGACCATCTAAAATATAATGTTCGCCTTCATGAGTAGCGACTCTTACTGTAGATGGTGAATTAAACTTATTTTCAGTTCTTTCCTTTGAACTGACATCAACAGAACCTTGTAATGGTTTTAAATCTGAAATATTAAAATTTTTCTCTGAGAAATTGTTTGTGTTAAATTCTTTATGAGCTTTATTTTTTTCTTCCATACTGTCATGGTATAATCTTTTGGGACCAATAACTTTTTCTTTTACATCATCTAATCTATCAAAAACTTCATCCGCCTTATCTGGGTCATAGCCTTTTATTGGTATTTCACTACCTCCATGTTTGATTCTAGCAAATCTAGAAGCAACATCAGCCTTAGTGTATTCGATAATAAAATGTTTAAAGGATAGCATATTAGACTCCAAATAGTTTTATCTATTTATATAAAAAAAGAGGGAGCCGAAACTCCCTCTAATTTAGTCGGTTAACCCGATCTTAACGTATAATAACACTAAAAAAAGTATATATCACATCAAATTATTGACAACGACTTTTCTATAATAGACGTTTGAATTTAACGCAAGACCATTATCAGTAAAGGCAGACTCACCTTTAGCGAATGGGTTAGCGATCATTCCATAACGTGTCTTAAAGCCGATTTTTGGCTGGAAGTTGTCTTGATCAACTGCACGAACCATCTGTAGTGGAACGTATGGGCAATAGAACAAGCCAGCGTCAAAGGCAGAAGAACCCTTATAACCAACAGTTAGGTAGTTACCACCTACTGCATAAGGATCAATGTAAACACGAAGACGACCATTAAGAACACCAGCGAAAGTATTACCTGTGTCGTCAACCTGTAGATTGTTGCCGTTAAGAGCAGGAGCATAATCGAGAACACCAGCCATCTGAAGAGCAGAAGCTACATCAGAAGAGCAAAGCACGATGTTACCTTTACCTCTACGTGTCTCTTTGGCGATTTGGTTAGCTTCACGCTCAAGCTGGAACATAAGTCCTTTGAACTTTTCAACTGACCAACGACCGTTTGAGTCTGTGTCAAGGTCAAACACACCAGGAGTTGTTGTGTTAACCTGAGCGCCTGCTTTAGCAGTGATGTTGATTGTACGAACTACTTCACGGTTAATTTCAGCAAGAATTTCTGCTGAAAGAATGTTAGCAAGTTCGGTTTCAGCATCAAGACCATGAATTGCTTTAAGATCCTGAGCAAGTTCCATGGTGTATTCTGCTTTAAGAGCACGAGTCTTAGCAGTAACAGAAAGCTTTTCAATAGAGAAAGCCATTTCTGGGAAAGCATTACCACCAGAATCGCCAAGAGCTTCAGCAACAGAAGTTGCCATACCAACGCCAGTGTTGTAGTTACCGACAGCTGTAAGAGGTGAAGTATTAGAATCACCTGGGAAGCTACCGATAGAGGCAGACTGAGTTGTGTTAGACTCACCGTAACCAACAGAGTTAGCAGCAGCATTAACTGAAACAGTTGAGAACGCAGTGTTGACTTCGTTGTAGAATGTTTCGGTGTGGGTCTGGTTTGCGTAGCGAGAACGCATAGCAAAGATAAGACCAGTTGGGCCAGTCATTGGCTGAACACCGCAGATGTCATAAGCGACAAGGTTTGGCATTGCACGACGAACGAGTGAGATAAGCACTGGATCGAAAATGTCAATGCTACCAGAAGCAGCGGTTGAAGAAGAAGCACCCATTGCGTTGACAGGAGCTTCAGTTAATGTTTGATATGAACCGTGAGCAGCTGATTCACGAAGAGCCTTTTCGGTGTTTTCGAGCATCATTGCTGTTACGGAACGGCGATGAGCATCCTTAATTTCACCAAGAGCTTCATGCTCAAGGATCGGAGCCCACTTGTTTTGAATTTCTTCAGCTAGATACATTTATTTTCCCTTTCTATTAAAGAAATTTTATTCAATTTATATTTATTTATAATAAATTACTTCTTGACTGTTTTTGAAATTGCTTGAGCGTAACGATTGATAGTTGAGTTGGAAATTACAGTTTCAGGTTCACCATCAAATGTTTCATCTTCAATACTATTTTCGACTAAAGATTCTTTACCAAAATAAGATTCCTTGATTATTAATAGTTTTTTAGCAAATGTATCAAGGTTTCCATCAAACTCAATACCTTCAGCAAGTGTAGCAAACTTTTCCTGCTGTGTTAGTGCAAGGTCAGAAGCAAGTTCAACAAAGATGCCTTTTGCAGCTTCTTCAACTAGAACTGACTTCAATTGAGTATTTTCGGTAATAGCTTCGTCAAGTTTACCTTCTAAAGCATCAACCTTATCGGCTAGTGCTTCTAGAACATTAATCTTTTCCTCTGGAACAGCAATATAATGCTCAGCAAA